CTATTGGATCAAGAATAGTCGGAGCTTCTTCTGGTATAGGTACTGTTGAACTTCTCTTTACACCTATCGCAAGTATTGATGCATCTGTACAAGTTTACATGAATGCACTTAGAATTCAAGACGATACAAAGGATGAAATTAGTTTCAATAACGCAACAATAAGAACTGGATTTGGTGACTATGAAGGTACTGAAAGATCCATTAAGAGAGCATTTGATCTAAAACACAAGAATGATCAAATATTCATCAAAGAATTTGTTGGAAGTGCAAGTTCAATTGTTAGTGTTTCTAGCAATACGATTAGACTTCCAAATCATTTCTTTGTAACTGGAGAAGGTGTTAGATACATCAATCCAGGTGCTGGAACAACTATGTCAATCGGAATTGGTACTACAACATTTGCAGGTGTTGGCAGTACTGATAAACTTCCAGAAAATGTTTTTGTTGTTAAAGTTAATGACGATAGCATTAAACTTGCATCTAGTGCAGAGAATGCGTTGAACATCGTTCCAAAAACATTAGATATTGTAAATGTTGGAATTGGAACATCTCACAGATTTATTGCTAATAATCAGAATGCAAAAGTTTTAATTGCTATTGATAATATTATTCAGTCACCAGTTGTTGCAACTTCAGTAACAACTACTCTTGCAAGAGAAGCATTCACTACGGATGATTTAATAACATTTACTGGAATAACATCATTCTTTGGTTCTGATTTGATTAAGGTTGGTAATGAGATAATGAAGATTGAAGGAGTTGGTATTGGAAGTACAAATGTTATTAGAGTTCGTAGAACTTGGATGGGAACTTCTCTAGCTGGACATTCAACGGGTTCCTTGGTAACAAAAGTTGTTGGTAATTATAATATTGTAGAAAATACATTAAACTTTGTTGAAGCTCCATATGGAAACACTCCTCTTGGAACTAGTACCAATCCACCAGATGAAAGAGATTGGACTGGAATATCCACCAGTTCACACTTCCAGGGAAGAACTTTCCTACGTTCAGGAATTACAAACTCTGCAAATGAAACTTATTATAAAAATTATGTTTTTGACGATCTATCATCTGGATTTAATGGTGATACAAGAAACTTTGATTTGAAATCAAATGGTTTGAATGTAACTGGAATTGCAACAGAAAATGCAATTATTCTTATTAATGACGTGTTCCAGGGTCCAGGTCTTGCTTTTGACTATAATCTCACAGAAAATGCAGGAATTACTTCAATAAGATTTACTGGAACAGCAACTTCAACAGCTTCTGATCCAAATACATCAAATCTTCCTCTTGGTGGGGTAATAGTTTCTGTTGGATCATCAGAGGGATTTGGATATCAACCTCTTGTCGCTGCTGGTGGAACTGCAACGGTTTCTATAGCAGGAACGATTAGTTCTATCAGTATTGGTAATAGTGGTTCTGGATATAGAGCTGGGGTCCAAACAAGTATTAGAGTCGCTGTTCAAACAAATAGCACTGGAATACCAGATTTGCAGTTTATTGGCACAGCTTCAGTAAGTAATGGACATATTGTAAGTGTTGCGATAACAAATCCAGGTACTGGATACACTGTTACAAGCCCACCCGTTGTTGTTTTTGATCCACCACTTTCATATGACAATATTCCTTTAGATTATAGTTCAACATCTGCATCTGGATTTGGTACAGGTGCAACTATTAGTGTAGTAGTTGGACAAGGATCTAGTGTTATTAATTTTGAAGTTCAAAACACAGGTAGAGGATATGGAGTAGGTGAAATATTAACAGTTCCTCTTGGTGGTTTGACTGGAATCCCAACAGATCCTTCAAAACCATTCTCAGAATTTAATGTAACTATTCAAAATACCTTTACTGACGAATTTACTGGATGGTCTTTAGGAACTTTACAAGTTTTGGATAATATTGAAGATCTTTTTGATGGATCCACAACAACGTTTGCTTTAAAGGTAGCAGGTAATCTTGTTTCAATTAGATCTTCCAGAGGATCTAAAATTAATGTTCAAGATGTTCTGTTAGTATTCGTTAATGATATTCTTCAGGTCCCAGGTGAAGGATATACATTTGCTGGTGGAAGCATTTTAACCTTTACAGAAGCACCAAAAGTTGGTGATAGATGTAGAATCATTTTCTATAAGGGAAGCGGAGATGCTGATGTTGTCTTTAGAAACATTATTGAGACGGTTAAAATTGGTGATGAATTAACTATTGGATATGATATTGCTTCTGGACAAGCACCAACTCTCCAAGAAGATCCTAGAACTGTTACTAGTGTTGATTCAACTGATATTGTCTCAACGATGCCTTATTTTGGACCAGGAAATACTGAGAATGAATCTCTGCTAAGACCTGTAGTTTGGTGCAGGCAAACTGAAGATAAAATTATTAATGAAAAGGAAATTGGAAAGGATAGAGAACTTTATGAACCAGTAATTAATCCTTTTGCATATATTATTAGTTCTGTTGGTATTGGATCAACTGATATCTACGTCAATAGCGTAAGACCTTTCTTCAATCCTCAAAATGAAAATGATACATCTTTAGCATTCCAAAACAAAGTTAAATTTATTTCTCAAGATACTAAGATCTCGGCTGCGGCAACAGCAATTGTTTCTATTGCAGGAACAATATCCATTATTTCAATTTCAACTGGCGGATTAGGATACTCAACTACACCAACAGTTTCAATTGGAAATACTTTACAGGCAGCTGGATTTGGAACTGCAGCAACTGCAACAGCAGTAATTAGTGCTGGAGGAACAGTTTCTCAGATCAACATAACAAATGCTGGAACTGGTTATACAAATACAAATCCACCTGTAGTATTGATATCACCACCACCTGTAGTTGATGAGGAAAATAATGTTGAATCATACTCTGGTGATTTTGGCGTTATTGTTGGATTTGGAACAACATCTATTAGTTCACAACCACAACTAATTCTTGATCTGTTCATTCCAACAAACTCTTACATGAGAGATAATGATATTGTTGGAACAGGAGTTACTATTAGTGGAATCAGTACTGGAGATTACTTTGTAGTTTCAAACACAAATATTGGTTCTGCAGTAACTTCCTTGTCTTCTTCTGGATCAATTGTTGGGATCGGAACATCCTTTATTGATAATGTTTATTATGTTGATAATCATGAAATCATACTTGCACCAACTGGAATTTCTTCGGATGGTGTAGGAATTGGAACTTCACATGTTAAGAGAGTATTTGTAAGAGTAAGCGACAACTTTGCTTATAGTGGAATTTCTACATCTGGATATTTTGGTGAATATAGTTGGGGTAAAATTGTTCTTACAGCAAGATCTGGAATCAATTCATACACATCTTATACAACAGATGGTATTACTGGTATAACAACCTCTATGAGGGTTCAAAGATTTGAATCTCTCAAATTCAAAAACTACCTCAACTAATACCTGATAAATAAATAAAAAACTCCGTCAAATGGCTGCAATTATAACTGATCAGATTAGAATATTAAATGCTAAGAACTTTGTCTCTGATGTAGGTGTTAATGCATATTATTCTTTTATAGGACTACCAAATCCTACTGATTATCAGTCTGATTGGAATACAAATCCCCCATCACCTAAAGATAATTTTAGTCAAGAGAATGATTATTGGGATACTATGATTGCTCTGAAGAAGATCAATTCTTCAGATGTAAGACAGGTTGTTCAAAAGAGGATATGGTCTTCTGGAACAACTTATGATATGTACAGACATGACTATAGCAGATCAAATACAGCTAAAGTTTCTGGTGCAACAAATTTATATTCAGCATCATACTATGTTTTAAATAGTGATTACAGAGTCTATATTTGTCTCCAAAATGGAACTGATCCAGATAACCCTAATGGTAGACCATCTCTTGATGAGCCAACCTTTACTGATTTAGAACCAAGAACTGCTGGAACTAGTGGAGACGGTTATATTTGGAAATATCTCTACACAGTTAAACCAAGTGAAGTTGTAAAATTTGAAACTGCAGATTATATGCCAGTTCCTTCTGACTGGGAAACTGGTACGGATAATTCTGCAGTAAGAGATAATGCTGTTGATGGATCAATTAAGATTGTTACAGTTACTAATAGGGGAGTTGGAATAGGAACAGCAAATACGACTTATACAAGAGTTCCTATTAAGGGTGATGGAACTGGTGCTGAGTGTACTATTGTTGTTGGTGCAGATCAAAAAGTTGATACTGTTACTATTTCAAATCAAGGTTCCGGATACACATATGCTAATGTTGATTTAATTGCCGGTGGAGTTCCTACTGGTAGCACTAGACCTTTATTTGATGTAATTATGACTCCTCAAGGAGGTCATGGAGCAAATATCTATAGAGAACTTGGTGCATTCAACGTTTTAATGTATTCGAGAATAGAAAATGATAATG